TACCGATGCTGATCCAGACGGTAGCCACATCGCTGCAACCTTAATTAATTTCTTTAATCGCTTTTGGCCCGAACTTTTTGATCAAGGTAGAGTATATAAAGTAATGACTCCACTAGTAGTCGCTAAAAAAGGCAAAGAATCGCTTAATTTTTACACAAATGATGAATTTGATGTATGGTCAAAGAAAAATAAGGCCGCTTCTTGGGATATTGAGTATAAAAAGGGACTTGGTGCGCTAGAAGACGCTGAATATGAAGAAATAATCAAAAATCCCTACCTTGTTCAAATAAAGAACGATAAAGACTATAAAGAATCACTTGAATCGTGGTTTGGAAAGGATTCTCAACCTAGAAAAGATAGAATTCTTGGAAATAATCAAAATTAATGAAATACTACAATGAATTTGAAAGAAGACCTAAATTCATCTTTATATGGATGATTATTTGCGGTTCAACAATCGGCCTAATTTCATGGTTAATCAAAACTTTAGGATCGGTCTAAGTAAAAGATAGAAAAATCTCATAAAATGACATTTGAAAAGTTTAAACACATAGTTGATCTAATGGTTCAAAATTCGGCTAAATTAGATGGTTCGTATGAACTAGGTATTGATTTAATCGAATTCTCAGAGGGTTACAATATTGTAATCAACTATCTTTGGGGACAATTACTAACAACTGAGGGTTTAGACTGGTTTGACTGGTTTATGTATGAGAAAAACTATTTACAGGACGGCATCGGTAATCCTGAAATGCAGGCATATTCTACTGATAGTGGTGAACAGGTCGAAATAATCAAGGATCTTGAAGGTCTTTATGAGTATCTTACAGAAAACAACTATTTTAAATGCGAAAGCCAGAAATAAAAACAGTAACTAATTATTTAGACAATGATTATCGAGAATATGCCGTATATGTTGTTGAAGAAAGAGCAATCCCATCAGTAATTGACGGATTTAAACCAACCCAACGTAAAGTAATCTTTGTTGCAAATAAAGTTTGGAAAAATGGTTCAGAAAAACCAATGAAGATCTTCCAATTGGCTGGTAGAGTAGCAGCAGATGCTTTTTATCATCATGGAGATGGATCCCTAAATTCTGCAATTGTTGGGATGGCTCAAAAATTTAAGAATTCAATGCCAGTATTAGAAGATATTGGCCAATTCGGATCCTTACGTTCTCCAGAAGCAGCTGCTCCTCGATATATTGCAACTAAACTACATAAGAACTTTAGACTACTATATAAGGATTTTGAGTTATTGGAATCAAGATATGAAGAGGGTAATGAGATTGAACCTAAATATTTCCTACCAATTATTCCAACTGTCCTCTTGAATGGAGGTAGCGGGATTGCTGTAGGTTTCGCAACAAATATATTAAATCGCAATCCGATTAGCCTAATCGATGCCTGTTTAAAATCTCTAGAAGGAAAGAAATATGCAGAACCAACTCCATGGAATAGAGAATTTATTGGAGACTGTGACCTAGTTGATCCTGAAAAGTTTTCTTGGGTATTTAGTGGAAAGTATGAAGTAAAAAACACAACAACTGTAGCCATTACAGAGCTTCCGCCATCTATCACATATGAGAAATTTGATCAACACCTAATAGATCTTGAGGATTCTAGAAGAATTGCAAGTTATGAAAATAACTGTAAATCTAATATTAATTATGTTCTTAAGTTTAGAAGAGAAGATCTTAAGACCCTAAGTGATTCAGTTAGATTAAAGAGACTTTTAAAGATGGAAGAGCGCCAAACTGAGAACTTTACTGTTCTTGATGAGTTTGGTCGACTTAAGATATTCAACTCAGCGAGTGAAATTATTGAGTATTTTGTAAAATTTAGACTCTCTTTTTATGCTAAGAGGAAACAATTTATCATAGATACCCTAAATCAAGAACTTACTCTTCTCTCAAATAGGGCTCGTTTTGTAAAAGCAATAATTGAAGGTAAATTAAAAATTAATAATGTGCCTCGAAAAGAGATTATCCTCTATCTAGAAACTGCTAACTTTGATGAAATAAACGGATCCTACCAATACCTACTAGGAATGCCTATTCATTCACTTACTAAGGAAACTTACGAAGACTTAATAAGTGCAGAATTTCAAAAAGAGAGGGAGCTTGAAGAGATCAAGAAGAGAGAACCATTACAAATGTATAGGGAAGATTTACAAGAATTGAAAAAAGCCCTACAAAAAGAGTATAATAACTAAAAATCATAATAATGAAACGATTATCTATTTTTATCCTGATAGCAATTTCACTTGCAGCATGTACTGAAAACGAAAGAGTTAAATCTTGGGGAGGTGAAGGAACTATCAATCTTCCAGCAGGTCGTAAGCTTGTTAATATCACTTGGAAAGAGACTCAGATCTGGTATCTAACTCGTCCTATGGATTCAACTGATGTTGCACAGACTTACCAATTCCATGAAGAATCTGGTTGGGGAATTACCGAAGGTACATATAATATTGTCGAAACTAAGAAATAATGGCAGAATTCTCAAAACAATATTGCGAATGTGATGATCGTGATTTCTCTTGGGATTTTGATATACTTGAAATAGCCAAAGATATACCTAATGAACACTGTATCTCATATATTTGTGAAGGATATGGTTTCGTTGCAATCGGCAAAGATGATTCTGGTGAGATAATTCTTGCCTTTAGAAAGGAAGAAGATAAAATTGAATGGAAACCTTACCATGAAGTAGTAGTACAATAAATAAAAAACATAGCAATATGACAATCGCACAAGCATTAAAAGAAAAGAACAAAAAAGTAGCAAGTATCCAAAAACTTTGGGACCGAATTAATCGATACAATTCAGTTCAAGAAGGAGCAGAAAGACCCTACAATATTGAGGATCTTTTTATTCAAGTTGAAACTGAAACTACTGCATTAGTAAAGCTTAAAGCTAGAATTCACGAAGTTTCTCAACCGATTAGAGAAAGCATCTTTGAATTGTCTGAGTTGAAAAACTTGGTACAGAGAGTAAAATCAGTAACAACTACTAAAGGAGTATACCGTGATCGATACGATTCAACAAGCTCAGTAATGACTGCTGTCCTAGATATTATGTGGCAAGATAAAAAGGTTGAGGAGTTAGAAGCTCAAATTGAAAAGATTCAAGAGAGATTGGATAATTTCAATCACACTAGAGAGATCTAAGAAATATGGGCGACCCTAGCTGGAGTTAAGTTTATATTTGCTTATTCAGAGACAGCAAAGTCTATACTTGGAACTAGGATGATCTGATTGTGATACTGTACTCAAAATTCAAGATGCACGAGTTCAAAAACGGTAAAACTTATTCAGTCAAAATTCCTTTAGCTTTATTTACTTTCTCCTCTAGGCGAACCCACCATACTAAAAAAGGATCCATATAGGATCCTTTTTCTTGTTTATAAAAATTAAGTTAAATCTTTATTTTATAAGCAGTAGTCTTAGCTACTCCTTTTAATTCTTTTAAAGGTTCACATGAGTGCAGCTGTAATTCTGAAAGTAATCGACCGCTTCGCTTGCGTTTACCTTCCCAACATCTCTGCTGATAATCAATAATCTCAAGCTTACGACTCTTTTTAGAAACAAGTTCTTCAATCTTCTTTTCCTCATCTTTAGGTAAAGTATCAGTAAAACTAAAAGACACGCATCCAGGTTCAGAGACAGTTGACTCCATTCTAGATGCAGTGTTTACCGTATTTCCAAAATAGTCCCATAGTTTCTTGCCTTGAATATCAGTCTGCTTTTTATATAGTGGACCCCAACAGATTCCTAGTCGAATCGTCATACTCTTATCCTTAATTTTAATTGGATCATCTTTAAGATTTTCTTGCATCTCCATACCTGCAGATACTGCTCTAAGTAGAGAGTCCTTTCCTTCAAAACTTACCATATAACTATCGCCAATCGTCTTTACTATCATTCCATTGAATTTTGAGACTATTTTTGTCATTCTTTTACCATGGTCTTCTAGCGCATCAAACATGCCAGAGTGGTGTAACTTCCATAATTTAGAACTAGACTTAACGTCTGTAAAAAGTATTGCCTGCTCCTTCTCTTCAAGCTTTTTTAGAGAGTCAATACTCTCCCAAATTGGATATGAGACTAGATATCCCATTGATATGTGCTCTTGTTTCTTCATACTGTTTAATTATAAAATAATCTCTAATATCTTTTGTGCTACTAATATAGCATCTTCCTCGCTTAATACATCTTCTTCAGGTTGTCTAGCAACTACCAAGTATACAATTCTACTTCTATCGCTTATTCCAGTTAATCTATGATCGTCATATTCAGAAGAAATATCATATTCTTGAGTTATTCCACTAGAATTTCCAGGTACTAGGATCAGTTGATTAATCGAAGGGTCATCATTTGAGTCATCTGTATTTGTTTTATAAAAAAGAGTCCAATCGGGTACAATTGCCTCCACGTAACCTGCGCCTACACCATCACCGTCTGATCCAACATCTCCGCTAATATTAAATTCAGATATTGCAATATTATCTGCAATCATTACGAATAATCCAGGATACATATTTGTAAAATATCTAGAGCCCAGTCCAAAATAATTAGTACCACTCTCGATCGTTCCGTCCATTGGTGGATCAGTGTATTCAAAATCATCGTCTTCGTTTTCAGCTTGAGTATGAGTATACGGTATACTTGCAGCAGCTAAACCGTCTTCGTTGTCAACTTCTCCTTCTTTTACTACATCATACAGATTAGTTAAATTAGTATTCATATAGTTTGCACCATCGTACATGTCATCTCCGCCATCTTCTATTCCAGGCATAGGATTGCCATCCTCGTCAGTAGTGTAATCATCCCAAAAAAGATATATGTTTGGAACTAAACTAGTCACTTCTGTATATCTTGAACGCAGACGAGATTTAGCCTGGCCAATCCAGCTATTATCAATTATTTTTCCTGAACCTGCAGCAGCTGCGGCAGCTGCTGATATCGCGGCTGCTCTTTGTTCAAAAATCGCCTGGTCTTCCTCAAACCTCTTTCTAGCTAGTTTTTGTTCTGGGCTCTCATGTCCCCAATTAATAAATGACATAATGTTAAAGTTATTTTAAGGTCAATAAGTATTTTAGTTTATTGATTGCGGCCAACATCTCATCTCTAAGGTTTAATAGATCACTGTCCTTGTTACCATCTAGTTTATGATTAAAAGATAATAAGAATTCTACAATAGTGTCCAGGAATTCCTCTATATTGACCTCTCCGATATTTCCCAATAGGATAGCATCTGTTTCTCCTTCTAGGGCAACCCTACCGTATTTACCCATATAGATTTCCATAAACTCGTCGGACAAGTTACCGATTGTATCATAGATTCCACCATATGCTATGTGTTTAGAATAAGATTGTGTTTGCCAGTGAAATACTTTAAATTGAGATTGGATTCCCAAGAATGTTGACATTAAACTTGTCATAATTTCTATAAGTTTTTTATTATTTATCTCCATAAACAAAAAAAGAGGATTCTTTCGAATCCTCTTTAATTTATCTAGAGTAAATATGATTAGATACCTACTAGTACATCAGAACCTGTAAGAACTCCAAGAGCAGCACCATCAACTGTTAAACTTACGTATTGAGTTTCAGGATGCCATCCAGCTTCAGTAATCGCGTATCTTGATTTCATACCGATTTTTGGAGAGAATGTACCTTCAGAGATAGTCTGAAGAGATTCAGCCATGATGTATGGCATGAATTTAACACCTGGTTCTTCGTCAGCACCTTTACGTCCAATCATGATTCTTGAGTCTCCCCAAGACATGTTAGGATCAACGTAAACTTGTACTCCGTAAACTTTACCAGCTGGGTAAAGGTTACCTGCAACTCCACCCATATCAGTTGGAACTTGCGCGATTGAGTAACCAGCAACATCAGCCATTGCAGAAGCAACACGTCCGTTAGTTACCAAGAAAGTACCAGCTCCAAAACGTCCTCTATGGTAAATCAAGTTTGCCATTTCAAGAACTTTTGTAACCAATCTTCTTTGTAGTGTAGAAGTGTTATCAAATCCACCAGCAGTTAAGTTAAGGGTAGTAATAGTACCACCTCCACCTTCAACTAGGTCAATTTCAGCAGAGTGAACGTCAGCCAAGTTTAATACTTTGTCAACTAATCTCTTGTTGATTGATTGAGCAAGGTCATTAACTGCTACGTTTTCCAACATAGAGATAACATCATAATTCCAAACTCTGTTTAAGTCTTGGATTTGCTCAACTGTTGCAGAAATTGATACTTGATCAGTTTCAGCTTCAACAAATTTAGTGAACATTCTTAATCCCATTTGACGGAATTTAGAGTTTTCACCAGCTTCTCTCTTCATTGATCCTGGTACATTACCTGTAGTAGGTAAGTAAGAACCACTAAAAGGCTCAGTTGCATAGTCAGCATCTGATACTGAAGTGAAACCAGAAATATGGTTTTCTAGTGCAGAAACCAATTGAACTGCTCCTGTCGCTACGACTGGTTGAACAGTTACTGTTCCACCACCGATAGAAACTATCTCTTTTCCTTGAAGGTCAGCCGCAACTGATGCACTACCACCATCATCAACAACTTTAACGATCAAGTGACCATCAACGCGTGAGTATCCAACAAAGTGATAAGTACCAAGTGCTGCTGTATTTGGAGGAGCTGGTAATGCAAATACAATAACATTATTTGCACCTGCTGTAAAAGTACCACCAGCTAAATTATCTGCAGTAATTCCAGTGATTTTAATTAGGTATGGGTCAAACTCATTACCTGTTCTACCACCAGCATATAAGTAATCCAAATATGGAAGGAATCCAACTGGAGAATCCATAGGGATAACTGGAACTAGATCGAAACCAATAGTTTTTGCTGCTACCTGAATAGCAACTGGTAAAAGTGATGGAAATTTATCACCAGAACCGTTAGCATCAGCTGAGAAAGAATTCTTAGCACCTGCAGTGAACGGAGTCATTGCTGATGTAGGAGCTGACGGGTTTCCCATAAAACCACCAAGAGAACCTGGAGTTTGGAAGAATACACCTGGAGCAGATTCAAAGACTGGTGTAGTGTTATCAAAGATAGCGTGGTTGTGAGCGTACTCAGCTAACCATGGAGTCTTTGCAACATCAGCACCGTAACCTTCTAAAATCGGCTGCCATGTGTTCGCTAAGCGAGAATCGCTTGAACGCTTAAAAATTTTAGTACGTGCCATTTGTTAAAATGTTTTTTTAGTTTTTGTTACAATCTAGAGTTTGCGCTTCTTAGCATAGTCTCTAAGTAACCTTGAGAGTAACCTCTCTGCATCTCAACAACCTGATCTACAGGTATTAGGCCTTCTGTACTTTGGCTTTCGTTGAGTTGTTGCATTTTTTTAGTATTATGTTTTTGAATTTCAATTCTTTCATTGATACCTCTCATATCAATATCATCCCAAAATGCTTTAACTTGGTATGGAGTGTTTACATTATAAAGTTGTGCTTTAGCGTGAACTTTACTTTTTTCATTCTCATTCATTTCATTCCAAGTAGGTTTATATTCTGCTGGCATGAATCTAATATAAGTAGGGATATTTTGCTCTTTGTGATTTACTACTGCTTCCATGATTCCAACGATATCGTTTTCGTTAAACCATACTGAACCATTAAGTGCTTCAACAATTGCTTGTTTAGTATTTGATTCTAATCCAAAGAAACTTTTCTTGTTAGCTTCATTCATAACCTTTAAGAAAGGATATTTGCTTTCAAGAACTGCTTTAGAAGATTTGTCATTTACTTCAGTAATTACTTGATCAACTTTAGAAATTAAGTTATCAATAGAGTTAGACTCGTCTAATTTAGAAACTCCTCCTAAAACGTTTCTTTTACCTACGATAGCTCCTTCTCCTAAAGATTCAGCAAGATATTCAGCATAACCAATTGTTTTACCAACAGTTTCAGCTAAATACTGAGAATAATCACGATTTAAGTTAATGTTTTCTGAAAGATATTCTCCGAATTCAATTGAACGGTTAGTTCCTTCAGCAACGTATTCAACGTATTGTAATCCTTTATCAAGCTCTTCAGCCAAATAATTTTGGTATTTAATAGAGTTGTTTACGTTTTCTTTGATATATTCAGCGTAATTAATTGACTCATTTACTTTTTCAGAAATATAGTCTTGGTAATTAACTGACTGATTTAATTTTTCTCCTAAGTAAGAAGAATATTCAATTGAATTGTTAACTGTCTCAGATACATGTTCAGTATACCTAACTGACTCATTCAATTTATGAGAAAGATAATCAGTAAAATTAATAACTCCTTCTAATGATTCTGCTAAATAATTAACGAATCCAACTAGCTCAGAGCTACTAGATCCAGTTGATTGAGCAGACTCTAGAATAGACTTGTGATTCTTAAGTTCTTTTTTAATCCCATTGAATTGTGTTTTAAGAACTTCTGAGTATTTATCCATTTGTTCTTTTGTTACAAACTCGGCCATCGTGTTATTATTTTTTTGTTCTTGTAGAGTCCCTTGGAATTGTATTCCTGAACTATTTTCTAATTTATTTATCTTATAAACTTTAAAATTATCTGCGAAGTTTAAACTTTCTGAAATATCCATTAATCCAGATTTTTGAATAAACGAATTTTCCTTCATTGAATTATAACTTTCAGTAATCATTGAAAAGTCACTCTTTAAAGACTCACTAACCGTCTTGCGTAAAACCGCTTCCGTAAATCCAGGTTCACCTACTAAATCATAAGTAAAGATTCTCTGTAATTTTACGTTACCGCTCTCACTAACTTGACCAGCTGCTCTTGAAGAAACTGATAATTGAACTCCTCCATCAAGTAATGCTTTCGCTAATTTACCGTGAGGAGTGTTTTCTAATAGTCGAACTTTGATGTATACTTTATCACCACCGTCATAGTTAAGCGCTTCGATAATATGAGAAGCTTCGCTTAATTTTGGTTCAAAGTGTTGAGGGTGATCTACCGTTCCGACTAATTGTCTTTTTGAGATCTTATCTTGAAGATAAGTAAGGTGTGGAAGGTATTCTGATTTTTCATAGACTCTTCGGTTATTATTCATTTGGCCGAATACTGCGCATACTCCTTCAAGTACTGCACCAGATGCAGATGATTCACTTACTTGAAGTTTTTCACCAACATTTTCAACGACTAGTACCCAGTCGCCGTAGTTAATTTGTGCTGAATTTAGATTTGACAAAGCCCAAAATATTTTTTATTATTTATTAAGAGCTATTTAAAACTTTTTAAGTTTTATTTTCGTAATCAGATAATATCAATTTTAATTTTAATAAATCTTCTTCTGTTATATCATCCATTTGAGGTAACTTGACATTAAACTTAACTAAGTATTCTCCTATCTTTCCTTGATCATTAATAATCCCTTCACTAGGTATTGAGAATTTTAAATTAGATGCGGATCTTGGATTATTAAAATCAACTTCATACTTCTTACCAACTAGTGTCTCAATCTTAGTTTTTTCTTCACTAAATATTACTCCACTCAATGGGATATCAACTATTTGAACTATTCGATTATCTTCAATTGTTACATTTTCTGGAATAATTAATTCTACCGTAACATGCAGGTCTCCTATTAATGGAACCTGCTCAACGTCACCCCACATATTTAATTGACTAATTACGTCCTCATTACCGAGCTTAGCTACTCTTGCTGCTACTACATATGCATCTCCGTCCTTTTTAATAATAACATATTTTTTTCTAAGATCAATAGTTATCATTATTCCTTTCTCCTCTTCTACCTTATCAAAAGTCAGAGTAGTACCTGCCTTTCCAGTATAATTAATCTTTTCTCTAGTAAATAGTAATTCGATCTTTTTACCTAGCATTGCCTCCTTTAACTCAATCTTATCATGAACATATATGTTTAGATGATCTGTGCTTGGAGGAGTAGGATGAGTTCGACCTTGCGTCTTTCTAGCTCGATCGGAGGATCTTCTTCTAAATTCTGAATCTGAAAAGTTTCTAACAAACTCATCAAAACCAAAACCACTTGATGTTTCGCCAAATCCGCTCGAACTCCAAGGATTAGCTGTCTTCTTATCGTATTCAGCTCTTTTTGTCTCATCACCCAATATAGTATATGAATCTGAGATCTTTTTAAACAATTCTTCTAAATCTTTATCACCATTTGTTTTATCTGGATGATATTTTACCGCAAGCTTACGATATGCCTTTTTAATTTCTTCTTGAGTAGCAGTTTTGGAAACTCCTAGAATTGTATAGTGATCCATTGATTGGGATTTTTTCTAAACTTCGTCTAATTTATATTGTATAAGAAAAAAAGAAAAGGTTCTATGGAAAAAGCTAAGTTATGCGTATCAATTGATTGGAAGGCAACTGATGATCTAAATAATTTAAAAATAGTACAAAATTTAATCCAGTCATTTGATGGTACTCAAGTAGATTATATCTCTCTTGATCTCTATAAGTGTGCGATGATTAATGTTAATATGTGCGATGAACTTGATAATTTCTGTAGAGAGAGGAATATTTCATGGTTTCCAACCGTGACCTCAATCCGAGCAATTAATCTTACTAGACCTTACTATTCTAAGCTTCCAAATGGTAAAATTGGCTATATGGTAGGGATTCCCTCAGAATGTATTAAAGATACTAATCTTCTTAAACATGCCAGAGAAAGTTCAGATTATCTTGTCCTCTATACTGGATCCTGTACACAAAAGGAGATAGATCGAGCGATTGAGGCGGCTCAGCCCGATCTAGTAATACATCATTCTCATGGAGAGACTCGACTAGACTACATAAAATATCTTCAGGGAATCTCAATCGAATTTGAAAAAAAATATGCTACCGGATTTAAAAATAATCACTTTGAAAATACTTCTCTACTTATTGCTGCTCGTATGTTAGATGCAAAGTTCCTAGAATTTACAATTGAGGTAACCAATGATGTCACTGAGTACTATTTGAGTACTCCTGGAGTATTTGGTGAATATTGTCAATTAGTAAACGATCTAAATCAAATAGATAACTCTAGAGGAGGCTATGAGGCCCGTAAGCTAAGTAAAAAGGAAAAAGAACTTAAGGGAAAATGAAGATTACGCTAAAGAATATTAAACATTATATAGAGGGCAATATCAAAATGCTTGGTGACAAGATGTATCTCCTACCTGATCATGAAAAGGAACAGGTTGCATATCGAGCAATGATTTGTAAGGACGAGTGCATAGAATTGGGGTACTGTGTATACTGTGGATGTGATATCCCAGGAAAACTTTATGTTAAGGATTCATGTAATGGAGGAGAAAGATTTCCTGACCTAATGAATAAGACTGACTGGGAAAAATTTAAACTTGATAATGAGATTATCCTGGAATAAGCGATAATCCTTGAGTAACTATCGAAAGAGTTTCTACTAATTTTAAGATTGGTGCAGGCAATTCAAATTTTAACTTATTCGCTAACATCATCACAGTAGTTAGGGAAGAGAGTACAATATTTAGAGTCTTAAGTAGACTCTTTTTAGTTTGTAGTGCAACACCTAATGTATACACCGGATTAGGCACAGCTGGTGGAAGAGCTGCGGGTAATGCAGCATTTGCAACAGTTGCACTAACCTCAGTTGGAATGGAATCAAGAGCTTCCTTTGCAGTCTTGTACTCTTGTTTCATCTTAATAATATCTTCCTCTACTTGCGGTTTAAGACTCTTTTTTATATCTTCGATAGCTTTCTTCTTTGCCTCCTCTGCTGCTTTATCTGCCTCTTCTTTAGTCATACCGCGTTCGACCTTTTCAGCTTTAGCTGAATCAATCATTACTAAGTATTTACCAAGATTCTCGTCCTTTTTAATAATATTCTCAATCACGCTATCTGCGTTTAATTTTGGAATATCTGTTCCAAGTGATCCTAGTTTAGTTACTGCTTTTGCTTGATCTTCTAGTGCCATCTTTATTTAGTTTTTGTTGTTTTACTTATTACTACATCTGCAATAAGAGGAGGAGCCGGTGGTGCACCTGCTGCTGGGTGTACATGAGCATTAAAAAGGTTTAAGAAAGTTTCACCTTTTATTACATATTCAGATAGTGCAGCTGAGGTAGTTGAACCAAGTTCAATATTAGGACAATCGATTACAACTTTATTATCAGTTTTCACAGTTATTAAATTATCTGGCGCAAGGTTTATGCTTGCGCCTTTAACTGAAATAGTCAATCCTTTACTTATGCTAAACCATAACTTTAATTCTTGATCTCCATCAAAGAGAACAATATGACTGCCTTCATATTCAGTATTTAGCTCATCTTTTACGTCTTGAGCCAATTCATGAATAGCAAAATACTCAGGTGAATACGGGTTCCCATTGTCAAATTTTACCGCAACAATACTTCCAACCTTAGGAATAGAAATAGATCCTGCTTTACCTGCTTGACCAAAAAATAGTGCTTTATTCTTTGGATATGCCCACGGAATATCCGCTGCTTCCAAGTCATCATGAATACTATATACCCTAACTCTAGCTCTACCCTCTTTTCGAGGATCATCAATAAGCTCAACTACACCTAAGAATTGTTTGTCTCGTAAGTCATCCAAGTCTCTATTTGATATTTCGTGATTTCTGTCTAGCATCTTTAATTTTTACTTTTAATTAAGAATAAGTTTTATTAATAAATGTTTCCAAGATCAGCAGGATTAGGTTTATCTCCATCTTTACGTGGAAATTCTCCTGGAGTATTACCTTCATATAAGTCGCCGATATTCTTAATAGTAGGCCCACCAAATGCTGCTCCCAATGCAGGATTAACAAGTCCTCCAATAGATTTAAGTTTCTCCTGTAATCCCTGTACACCTTTATCAACAAATCCTCCAACAAATGGCAAATCTGATGCTCCATTTACTCTAGATTGAATATCGGCTGCCGTATTCATTGCGCTCCATGGATTTTTTAGTGCATTTGCAACATAGTCATCTGCGATCTTAGTTGAATCGTGATATTCGCTCTCCTCTTCAAAGTAGCCAACTTTAATCTTGAATTTATTAGTATTCGGAGCAGTCATTTTACTAGTATCTACACCAATATCATTTCCTGCAGCAAAACTATCTGAAAAATCAAACTCGCATTGTCTACACTTAAACTTTAAGTAGCCGAACTGCTTCATTGGATTACTTTGATCTAATTGCTGATTGCCTAATAGTGAACCTAATCCTGCAGTAGCATCAGTAAGTGTCCTATTTAAACCACTAGTATCTATTCCTAAAGCACTTGTCATATTACTAAATGAACCAGCTGGATTATATCTGATATTTCTAGCTTCTGCAATATACACATCAACACAAAACCATCGTAGGTTATCTGGGACCAACTCTCGCATATATACTTTATCATATATCGCAGATCTATAAAGACTTGCAATCTCAGTTATTCTTAAGTCAATTGCCTCTAGTGTCTCAATTGTTAGAACTGCTTCATTACCTTTATATGCACCAGTCATATCTGTAGCATTGCTCCAAAGCTTTTCTAATCCTTGGATAGATTGAAAATACCAAGGGGCATTAAAGGTCAAATATTCAAGAATAGACTTAAATTTAACTAGACTTGCCTCTCGATCTTTATATCCAATGGATCCCAAATGAGTCTGTGCACTTCTCCATTTAGTCGGTCCACCGCTTTCAAAAAGTGGGCTTTTCCATAAACCATCGTCCATTGTAGAATCAACATCAATTCCTTCAAACCTAAAGTCTAGGGCAAATGTCAAATATGTAGGCTGATCATATGGATCAAGAAAAAAACCTTTTCTAAAATTATCAACTTTATTTCGTACTCCGTAAAAATTATGCATTTGCTGTAAATTTTATTTTTGATGGTATCCATTCTCTTCTAGCTAAAATCAATTCAGTATAAAATATATGTTGATCAGTTGGATCAAACGTATATTTTGCCTCTTTTATATAATACCAGCCAGTTAATTCTGAATCCAGAGTCTCTTCTTCCATTTTTTGTTTATTTGGGTCAACATCCTCTTTTCCAGTCGGGTCAGTCTCTTTTTTTATTTTTTCAGCCATCGACGTCGTCATTAATACGGGAATAGTCATTCCTCTAATTACTTGAAAGTTTACACCCTTTAATAGGACCCTAAGTTTTATTTTATCTAGCTCTTTTAGGTTATGGTGATTAAATACTCGAGCTGCATTCCAATGCTCATGAGTGTTTCCATAATTAATATTCATCCATTTCTTATTTCCAATCTCATCCATTCCTTCATCATCTGGAATTAACATTGAGTCTTCTGAATTACCTTCAGTATTTGTTGGTGCAATAAAAAATTCTTTAAATTTTTTCTTTTGATCTTCGCTCTCATCAAAATGATCATAATAATAAATTTTCTTCTTGTATCCCTCCTTCTTAAGTACTGCACCATGATCAGATATTAAGTTGGCTTCATAAATATAATTTGGATGATTTATGCTTTTTCTTTGATTTGTTAGAAAATTAGGAACAGTTGATTCAGCTAATCCGGCTTGAAGTGGACTATCCTTTTGAGCCTGTGTAATATTTTGAGACATTGGATTTGAATTACTAGTAAATGTTTCATCGACTTCAACTTGTCTCAATTGTTCATTCACATTAACTAAGTTAAAAATTAATTCTTTACTAATAAATCCAGTAAAAAAAGAATTATCATCCTGATATGAATAACTTACTATTTCTTTTAAGAAATTTGCAGGGCTAGTATTGAAATTTATCCAAGTCATTGAGTCAGATGTTGCAAATTCATTTTGAGCATAGCCTAGTCCCAATTCTGAACAAATTGCTTTTATTGCATCAACTGACGTCATATTGGAATAACTCTTAGATACATTATTGTATATTCTAGGAACAAATAGCTCAGCCTTTATATAATACTTTATTCCTTTACTTAGTGTGACATTATCACCTCTATTTTGTACTGGAATTGATTTTACACTAGTTATCACATAATCTGATCTTACCGGTTTTAATTTTGGATTACCACTATTAATAAAAAGACTAACCATTAAATTTCTCTTAGGAAAGTAATTTCCTGAAAATTCTCCAGCAGAATCAGTAAATACCATATTTAAGATAGGCATAAATCCGGATTCATCAATTATTAAATAATCGACTTCAGTTAGTGATTTTCCTCCTAATTTAACAAATGGCTTGTTTACACCTGCCTTTTGGCTAAAGTCTTGCGTGTTTTGATTTTGTCGGCTAAATGCAGGTGTTGTGCTCTCAGCAGAAGTATCAAAATCACCAAGTTCAATTAGTTTTATCTTGGGCTGAAAATGAGTTTTTATTACTTGACTAAATGCCATCTTTTAAAAGTCAGGACTATTTTTTAACTGATCTTGTACTCGTGATCTAATTGAAGACTGATTAGTATTTGTTGTACTAGTTTGAGTCATATCTCCTCCTAATATTACTCTACCATTTACCACTTTGACATTTTGTGCACCAGTAAGATTCACATTTGGTGGAACTATTTCAGGTGTCTTTGTTCTAAGAGATTCCAGTCTCTGTTTGTCTTTTGCAGATTTTGGCTTGATTACTGCACTCTCATTCTTTTTAGCAGGTTCAGTCCCTTTTTCTTTTATCTCTCTTGGTGGTTTTACCATTTTTTCCATCATTGAATATGCAGGAACCAATAATACTTCTCCTTGGTCTAGTGAAAAAGGATTTGATATTCCATTAAACTTTAAGATCGTTTCCCAGTAATCTTGTGTTGAATATACTCGATTTGATAAGAGATCAGGTCTCATTACTTCATATTCAGAAATAAGCACTGGTCCTGATGTCGAAGAATTTTCACCAAATGTAAATGTTGAACTAATTAAGTCAATAATTGATTCACCAGTCGACGTAGTAAAAAGTTTTTTAACTCTTAATAATTTACTTACTAACATTTTTCTTAATCTTTTGTATATAACTTCGTAAAATAATCTGGTAATATTCCAGAATTTCCAAAGCCCGTTCCATATTTATTTGAAACCGCTGGTCTAAAATAATTAGCAGTATTTTGGCCTGCAGTCAATCCGTTTTCTCCAACTGCTGTGTCTGCAGTTGTCGTAGCTGAATTAAAGCTAGCAGATACTGATCCAGTCGAATCAGCTATTCTTTTACTCGTATATTCACCATATGAATTTTGTGCACTTGATGGAGGTTGAAGAGCACTAAAAAAGAGATCTCCTCCACCATGATTAAACATTGATTCAATATCCTGTTTTGCTCTAGGTCTTCCGTGAGTTAAAGAAACTTTAAATTTTACTTCAGTTGGAAAATCGTGGGCACCAAGTTCTTCACCAAATTCTATACTTGTCGAGTCTAAACAAAGATTCCCAATTACTGCGATTGGGTCCATTGGGTTTCCTACCATTAGATGCCATTCACCAACTGCTCTACCGTCAGCTAGTGCTCTCATTACTAAAGGCGCTTGATGCAACTTACCAATTCTACTTGCAATAATATTTTGACCGACTTTACTGCCAGCAACGTCGCCAGCAACGGTTTTAAACTTTTCTACAAAACCAGTAGCTGCTGATGCATCATTTGAAACTTTATCCATAAATCCCTTAAGATCATCTCCACCTGCAGCAATCATTTGAGTCAACATTGCAGTAATATCTTTAGTTGCTGCTGCATAGTCCCCCTTTTCCATAGAGTCAGTATTAAATCCAGGCAAAAGAGGTCCGGTTCTTTGAAAATATCGATATCCTCCTCCCCAAAAAGAGGCTCTATTATACGTTAACGACAAAAAATTACTTATTAGATCAAGCATAGCCACTTTTGGATTAACTGTTCCAATTGCTCTTAACTTATATTCAAATGTAAGATCTATTTTATGAGTAAACGTAAATCCTCTATCTCTTATTTGAGTTTTAGTAATAACATTAATTGGCCCAAGTACACGATTGGCATATGCACCAGACTCTTGTTGTTTTACAGAATTATCCTGCAATGTTTTATCATATCCGGATACTGCAAATGGGTTTTGATCTCCCTGATTTGCAAAAGCAGCAATTAATGCTTGTCTAGCAGTCGGATTCGTTATCCCAGCGGCATCTAACGCGTCTTCAAGAATAATCTCATTTCCTTGGACATCCTGTATCTCTTCACCTTCTTTAGGATAGTCTTTCCAATTAAAACCAAAGCTCATACCTAAAATCTTATTGAGAGTATTATCGGTAGCTCCTCCAAACCATGTGACTGCTTGAGCGATAGGAACCAGAGGTAACTTATCTTGATGAACTTGTAAGTTATCTTCAATCGGTACAGGATATCGTCTAAGAGTCAGTAGTCGGTTATTTGGGACAAGTCCATAGTGTTTACACTGAACAAAATCAGTTAGGGAATATGGATATGGATATAGTGGGCCAGTATGGCCTGATCCTTTTGCTCCTTGTTCATCTGCCCAAGTCTTAATTGCGACTGCTGTTGGATTCTGTACAACAGCCGCCTGGTGTCTCTTTAATCTTTCAGCAGATTCTTGTACTCTACTAAGTAGACTACTGGAACCTTCATAACTTAAGTTGTGTCTCTTTAAATCATAATCTCCAGAAGTATTAGTAGTTGTTCCTGCACCAAATTCCGAATATCTAAAAATATAGAATGGGTTAAATAGCGATTCGGTACCAATTATCTTAATTGTCTTTGATCCATCTCCTTTAACTTCACCAGTCTGTTGAGTATTACCACCGCTCACTTGAGAAGACTGTCCAAGAGATTGACCTGATGCTAAATTTAAAATATCATCAGATACTCCGCCATTACCTACTACACTAAGGATATCCATAAGAATCTAGTTTTTATTATTTATTAGGCTTTTAAAAGTTTAGGATTAGTCCTTACTTTTCAGAAAATCGTTAAATGTAGAAACCTTTTTTATAATTTTCTTCTTTTTGGTCTTTTTACCTGGACCAGCTAGTGCAAATGTATCCATATTATCCGATGGTAGAGTATCAGGTGTTTGGAAAGTAGCTCCTGGTGAAACTGCTGCAGCTTCTTCATTTGTTTTCTTTTCAGCTGACTTATAAAATTTAGGACCTTCTCCTTTTTCATATGGAGTCAAGCCAACTGCATCTAATCTCATCTTATTAGTTGCTTTTTCCACTCCTTTTTCAAAGTCTCGACCTCCTTGCTTACTTACTCCATATACTCCGCCCTTAATAATACTATATAGGCCATTAAAGACTGCTCGATTTTGATCAGCATTCTTTTTAGCTAGTGCCATGTCGCCTCGATCAGGAATAGTTGAAAACAATCCAACGGCTATTTGACCTAATCCTTTAAGAAGGTTCTTTAGTGGACTTTCAGCGATTCGATCTGCCTCACTAACCGCTAATCTAACCCTTTGATAAAGAGGAAGGCGCAGATCTGGTTTTAACTGAATACCCTTAAAGTTCTTCATATTAAAATCCTTTGACAAATAGTAGTTTTTAATCTCTTTCTCCTTCTGTTGAGTAATTGACTTAATCTTAGCAATCGCATTATCAGTATCTCGTTTAGATAATTCTCCATCAACTTCACTCTCGATATATTTAATTATCCATGCACTACTGATCTGTAAATAGGCTAATTGATTCTCTTCAAGCGCGCTTTCTGCAGTTCGGGCTGAATTATTAAATTGAGCAATTCTAGCTGAATCTACAAGCACTTCTTTAATTGCTGCTTCTAGCCATGCAGTATTTTGCCCTTCTAATTTCTTAAATAATTTATAATAATCTCCACCTGGAGCAGAGATCTCGCCATTTGCCATAGGTGGAAGAAGTGCTGAACTTAATGCACTCATTAGTTTTTCCTTAATCCTATTCTTTTTTCTTAAGCTTGGACGTTCATTCTTAGTTATCTCCTTCTCCTTTGCCTTGATTGGACCACTAAAGAATTTAGAATAACCTAACGCATCGATTAGAGGTTTCCAATCAACTTGTAGTTTTTCCATAGTCTTCTCATCGTTTGGTAAGTTTGAGATTACTTGTTCAGTTTCTCGCATTGATCCAGCTACCTCTTTTCTAATAGTATCTTCTGTTCTCTGTACGAGCTTATTTAATTTTTTCTTATAGGAATCATTAGCGATAGCCTTAGCCTTTTCTGCAATATCAGGATTCTTTTCAAGAAGATTTGCGAGTTCTTCCTTTTTCATTACTCTAGATTCTCCATTTGAATCTATTACCTCAAACTCATTTGTCTCGACTGTATTATCAATGCTTCCAATCTTATGGATCTTAATAGTAGGTTGATCAGTTTCAGTATTTAGAGAAACATCTAATTTTTTTAATGCCAATAGTAAATTTGTCTCCTTATCTAATTCAGGCAAGTCGGATGCATATTTAAAGATCAAGTGCATCTTATAGATTCTGCTCTTAACGTCAGCCTCGCGTAATATAAATCTTTTATATCCTTCAAAATTAAGAGAAGGATCAGTCTTCTTCTTGTCTGAAGATAGAGCGCTTAAACTCTTTTTAGATTTAGTTAAGTATTCACCCATCCACTCTACTTTTCCAGGAGCAACCATTGCAAGTAATACTCTTTGTAGATCTGGATTGTCTTTTATTTTTTCTAGAGTAAGTATGTCTACTTTTTGTAGTACCTGTTCAATCGACTCAAATGAAGTAGTTCTAGCTGTCCTGTCCGATGTTTCTCCGCCTATTCCTGACTCAATAATATTAAGAAGTTCATCAAGCTCAGATGATTTATTATCTTCTTTTTCGTCAGTCTCATTTACGATTGATTCGGTGATTCTAAGCCAATTCCTTAAATATGCTTCAAAACTCATATGATCTTTGAGATTTTAATTATTTATCTCTCTTTTTAAACTGCTCATACGGAATGACCCACATATTACGTTTAACTTCACCTTTCATAAAATCATATACTGATTTTCCTCCTTTACTCTCTTCTGGGTGTTGTAAAACTGCGTTTTCTAATTTTGCTTTACCTTTACGGTAATTTTCAAAATTTTGTTGACTATCATTTTTCTTGGCCATGTTGCTTAATTATTTTAAAGTATTGGATGGAGTATTATCATTCCCACATTTATGACACATATATAAGTCATCTCCTCCATCAACGATTGCCCAATTCCATCCACACTTATCGCATATGACACGAGTATCAGTTACGGCTTCACGTATATAATTAACATGTCCTAAAATATACTTCATAAAAATAGTACTTATTTCTAAGTTATTTATTTCAATGTAGTATATCCGCCTTTTATAAAGTTAATGTGTTGTGCTTTTGAATCTTTATGAATAATTACATGTGAATGTAACCATGAGCTCGGTCCGATATTATATCCGCATCTTAATTTACTAGTTGTGCCGACTGCTAATGCTCCATCCTTTCTTCCAGGTGAATGATAGTGTCCAACTACTATTTTAGTATTTAGTTTTCTAAACTGTTGTAAGGATCCTCGACTACCGCTAGCCCCTATATCTCCATGCTGACCTAGTTCCCAGCCATTAACAATATAACTATCACTTCTGCCTAGTGTAATAAAGTGAGGATATGCCTTGTTTATTACCCAAGGAATAACACCATTTGGTGCCTCTCCGCCTAGGATAGCTGCAGAATAGAGCATGTATTCTAGAGAGTTTTTAGGAGTGACTGTTTTTCGCCAATCAGTATTTTTTAACCATCTGTCTACGAAATCATCATGATTACTTCGAACAATTACAGTATTATAGTCTTGAAAATCAGAAAGACCTACAAGTAAGTCATCAACTTCCTTCTTTAGTGAATTTGTTCCGTCTAATTCCTTTTGATATTGTATAAATGGATCCTTTTCTTCGTGGTGACTAATAGATGTCCCATCAAAAACATCATGTAGGATCACGTGTTCAGGATGAAGAATATTCATAAAATCAAGAGTCTTATTTAGTACATCTTGATCATGTTTGCCATAGTGTAGATCGCCTAAGATAATTGCTGATATTTCAGAAATGCGAGTCACCTCACCATCAGTAGTATTATAAAAAAGATCAGTAAAGCTTCCTGAATCAGTTGCAGTTACCTGTCTCATAAAGAATATTTCATCATTCTTAATTTCAACAATAACAAAACCTAAAGTATGATGAAATTCTCCCTTTTTACCAGCTTTAGAATCAGTATAATTCTTATTTGTGCAAGCTCCAGTTGTAATCATCATCTTTGGTGCGTTTCCTTCGAGTACTGGAATCATTTCCATTTGCATTTTAGGAGAACCCACTACACATGAATTAATTCCACTCATTCCCTCTAAACCAGTCATAGGATTAACAGCGGTTGGCTGAATCTTAACATCTGACATGATTGAAAGATACTTATGTATATCATGACGATTTGCATCCAAGTAAGGAACTACTATTGGATCCCAAAATTCACTCTCTTCTTGACTATTTGTCCAGACAGAGGTAGGATTTTTATATCGACCTGCAATTATATGAATATCTGCATTAATAAAATCAGCATATGCTTTCATATTTTCAATAAATGAAGTATGTACGCCAGTATTATTTTGAGCCCAAGAAATAATAAAACGTTTTGATTTTTTATTATATTCTCTAGCTTGTGCACTTTGATATTGCGGTGATTCTTCTTGAGCAGTCTCAGTTAATTTAAGTTTAGATGCCCAGTTTTCTAATGTTCTAGTTGAACATTCAAACTTTTCAGATAGTATACGTAATCGATTATCCCATGAAATAGCTTTATTGTAATATACTTCAGTAAAATATTTAATATCTGACTCTTCTAATTCTTTAAACCTCATATTTTTGGAAAGTTTTGTATATTATATCCAAGAATCAATTAAAGTTTTAAACGATATCTTCTGTTGAATCATCGTTTACTCCAGGCTCCATAAAGCGAGTATCTTGATTAGCTTCGTTCACATTAATATGTTTTCCAATTTCCTTTTGTAGATTAAAAAATTCAGCTGATACTGATGTCGGGGTCTCACTCTTAAACTTCTCATAATTTGAATCTTTAATCAAGTCTATCATATCTTCTGATTTTACAAAGCTTGGAAGTTCTACTAATTTAAAGTCTTTTGATATTCTGAGTGGAAGATCTCTCTTTTTAATATAATCAAACTGTAGAGCATAGTCCTTTACTCGACGATCTGTTGTTCCCCATAGGATCGGTTCATACTGAGGCCTAAGTTCTTTTATAATATCTGTGATTTGCCCGTTAGGGACGATCATGGCACTTACAATTAATTCAGGATATTCTTGTTGTACTTTATTTAAAAGTCGCTTAGTCGTTTCAAGAGAAAAAGGAGATTTTTTAGTAGGAGTTGATCCTTTTATTGCAATAAAGACAATCTTATTTCCATTCTTCTCCTTTAAGGCTTTTGCTGCCTTAATATGTCCCATTGTTATAGGTTGAAAACCGCCGATTAAGATATTTACATTTTGTACTTCTGGTGAGTCTTTAAGTTGTTTTGCATGCTCAACTTCGCTTAACGTCATATAATCATTTGGTGCTCCAATAAACTCATTAAAGCTTGGAAACAGTCCTTCATATACTGCATCACCCATTATAATATTCTTGATCTTTTGAACAATTAAGTTAAGCTGTGAAATCATTTCAGGTGTAAAAAATCCCACACTTGATTTCTTTCTTACTTTTCTAAAGAAGTTTAGTAGAACTTTATAGATCTCTAAATTAGTTGAATTCTTTTTAATTAGGTTCACCACTTCTGGGTCTCCCACTAAATTTACATCAAGCTCAAATTCAGGTCTCTTTAAGTAGTCAGGTATCTCTAGTTCAAGACCTTCATATTTTTCAGAATAATCCTGTAAAAAGTCTTTAAATATCTGATTAATTAAGTCAATATACTTTTGTTCATACAACTCTGAGTCTGAAATCATTTGACGAAGCTTATCAATGTCGTACATTTCAAAGTGATTCATCAAGTCGATTACAATTAACCAAATATAGTCTTGTGAGTTTGAAGTTTTAGGTTGAACTTCTTGTGCTCTTTGTTGAAATATTGGATCCACTAATTTTGCTAAGAACGCTTCGTTTTCTGAATCGTCTCCATAAAACCTAAAAACAATAGTTTCAAGTTCTCTATCTGAAAATTCAGACTTTTCATCTGGGCAAAGCACAGATATAATATACTTAGTAAATGAAGTAGTCTTAAATTGTTCTTCAAGATCCTTCTTTTCAGTATATACAAACTCTAGGATCCTACTTTTCTGCTCATCATCAAGTCGACCTTCAAAAATAATAGGTGGCGCATCAACGTCTAAGTATTCTGCCCATCGAGTCAATTGTTCCTTTGATTGAAGAGTCTCAACAATTTTACCAGTTTCATCTAATCTATGAATATATGAAAGAACCAAGTTATTTTTAGGAAGATCAGCCTTTCTACTAGATTTAATATCACTCTTTGTAAAATACTCAAACCCAAAAAAGAAGTTAGCAGGAATACGCTGTCTCTTATCATCAGATAAGTTTTGAAAATGCTGAATTGCAGGATTATAATACTTCATTAAGACTTGATCAACATATGTGATCTCTCCAGACTTCTTAAAATACTTAAACTTATCGTCTTGTGTCTTTTTTAGTCCAAAGAATGCACCATCAACCTTTTCATTGATTATTACATACTGGTTTAGTAATCCACTTAAGAAAGACTCGCCTTTCTTTTCATAGATTTCCTTTAAGTTGTTTATTCCGGCCATGAATTTATCTTTTAGATTTCTGGTTCTGTTGGTTTTTGCTCAGTAACTTGAGGTTTTTCTGGAGCGGGTGCTGGTTTTGCTTCAGGTTTTGGTGCAGACATTGCTTTTCTAATGCTTTCTGAATCAATACCAATAGAGATACTTGCAATGTTATCTGAATCTTCTGGGTTCTCCATAAAATAATCGATAACTTTTTTAATGTTTATATTAAGATCTGATTCGCCAAATCCTCCATCATTCTCTATTTTTTGTCTTAGATTTTTAGATGCTTTCCACGTTCCGCTATAACTTATTGACCAGCAATAAAATCTAACCTGTTCTTTCTTACTATCATAATAGTGAACAATATCCCTAATTCTAGCAATTACTCCATTCGCATCTCTATAAGTTATTGTTCTACCTAAATTGTCTGAAGGTATACCAAATCTTACTTTATCTGATAGAACTTCCATTAATTCCTCGATTCTAGTAATTACTTGGTCAGCAGTATATCCTTTTAAAGGTGCGGCAAGTTCTGCCTCTTCTGCTTCTTTAATATATTGTAAATAGCCTAACGTATATTTGGTTGCCATCCTAAATTATTTTTTTATTATTTATTATAGTAATCAACCTCTATTTATTAGATCGTTTAGCATTCTATTAAATTGGATAGAACTCTCATTATCGAACTCATTAATCATGCGACCGAATTCATTATTTCTTTTTATATCAGTGATTTGAGGATTGAATTCGGAGAATATTCTTTCAAAGAGTTCTTTTTCATGATCAGCACTTTCAAAATTACCAAAATAGTCCTTTTCTCTTTTAGTGATCTTAATATCTTCGTCTCTTTCAACATATAATAGCTTAACATCATTGAAGAGATCACTTGTGAGAATTTTTTTAAATTCTTCAACTAGTCTAAATTGACCCATTCGTTCTCTATAGATCGACCATACATATGCTGAAAAGATACATCGGTCAAATACTAGGATCTTATCTTTTAATAGAGTATTATTGAGTTCAAGAATAGTTAAGACATTTGCAATACTAAAATAGTGAACACCTGGACCAGTTTCCTGATCTCTCATCCCAAGTTCATCAATATATTTTGCAAATTGAAATTTATAATAGTGAACATCAGGATTCTTATTCTGTTCAAAGAATTTTTCAATTAAATATGTCTTGCCACTATGGCGGTGACCCTCTATCATTATTATCATCGTAATTCTATTTTTCTAGATGGTCCTGCACTAAAATCACTTAAGCTCATAACCTTTGACTTATCAACAAATTGCATATTTAGTAAAATAAAGTTTTCAAAAAAGTCAGTCGCGTCAATCGATCGAGTCTTATAGATTTCTGATGTATATTCATAATAAAAATCTTGATACTTTCTTAATTGTTCAAGAGAATCCTCATATACTGATATCTCTTTTACATTAGGTAAGTAACTTAATTCTTTTTCAAGAATAGTAATCTTTTCAGAAACTCTACCTAGAAAATACAATTCATCAAATTCTATTCCATGTATTTTAAGTAAATGTTCAGCACAAGGACGAAGCTCTTCAGTTCTATGAGTGATTAGGATAGTTCTTGCAGTTGGATCCCGTGATGCTTCTTTCCAATCCTCATACACAGGACCAATGATCTGAATATTATGTATTTCAGGATCCATCGAGGTCGGGTGATCATAAAAAGAATATGGTGTTGGGAAACTTAGTTCCGGCTTGAGCCTCTCTACTGAAAATCTATCAGTATATCCTGGCATTCTAAATAGTGTCTCATCAAAATCAAAGACTAAAATCTTGGTTATTTCATTCATACTATATTTTATTGATAAATAATAAAAAGTTTTATCTTTAAGGATGACTAAATACGTTAAACTATACGAAGACTATCAACAGGACATAAACAAAACGACTGAAGACACTAGTCATACTTGGACTCAAATTAGGGATGCAATTCAAACTAAGATTCCATTCATAATAATTACTTTTAAGAACAGTGAAAGCTATTCTTCTGCACTTGACTCAGATCTTTTTCAAGACGACTATATCAAACAAACTGCGGCAATTAGCCGAGATGGTCAAATGGTTGACTATCCTTCAATCTTTATGGTACTTGACGATGATGCTGAGTTTAAAGATAAGATACCACAAATATTTGAAAAATATAAGATTAAGAACTTAATTCTTGGTAAAAAAGGAGAAGAATACGTTGACTATTACTATAGTGATGGTACATCATCTCCAGCAGGAAATGAAATCGTTTCATCAATTAGTAAAGATGATATGGAAAACGACGAGCACTTTAAAATGGGTTCAACGTACTATAAGTTCATTGACTTTGCAGGTTAAACTATTATTCTTTTTTAAGTATAAAGGATAAAATACTTTTATTATGAACGAAGAGACGAAATTAAAGATTGCTAAAAAGTTTCAAGATCGTAGATCAGAAGTTTCTAAAGAGATTTATGAAAATATTGAGAAACTATCAAATCTTAAGACTCTTAAGGAAGCTCAAGTAAATATGCTCTCTCTTCGTCAAAGATTATTAGAAGATAATCACTCTCTATTAGAACATGTCACTCTTCTTAGAAAAAAATATAGAGATGAACGTTCAGTTGAAATGGAAAATATTTCTAGGAATCTTCAAATACGATATCAAGCAAATGAAAAAAATATAGTAATAGAGGGTAGAACATCTAGTACTAAAGAATCATTAGAAATAATCGAGAATCAAATCGCCTTTTTTAATGAATCAATCAAAACAATTGATAATATTATATTTGGTATCAAGACTAGACTTGATATAGAAAAAACGTTAGGTCTATAAAAAAATGGACAATGTTGTTAAAATTTAAAGTATCAAATGACAAGAAATTCATTAAACTTGTAGATGTTACTCTCAATAGCGAAAAGTCAAGTTTATTTAAGTTTTTTAAACGTAAATCAAAGAAAGCTGCATTTAACGTTCTAGTAGATCGTGGTGTATGGGATGGTCTTGATTCGTTTATCACAAAGGACGGTAATATCGCAATTGGTCTATGGAAAGAGATTTATAATTTTGCCGATAAGTATGGCTACGATTGTGAGATTGAAGGATCAGAAGAATTTGTAAATACTCAATTAGATCGAGCTAAATATCTTAAATACGTAGAAAACCTATTGGCTGGAATAGTCGATGAACGAGGTCTTCCAATCATCCCTAGAGACTATCAAGTTGAAGGTGCATTTAGAGCAATCAAATATAAGTTTTGTACACAAGAACTTGCAACCTCTGCTGGTAAGACGCTAATCTTTTTTATCTATAACTCATTCTTAAGAGATGGAGGAAAAATCACAAAGGATCGAAAATCTCTAATTATTGTTCCAAATATTTCACTAGTTGGTCAAACTGCTGAGAAATTTGAAATGTATGCTCAGCCAGGAAAAGAATGGAAAGTATGTACGATTGGAGGAAAGGATAAATTTACACAAGAGAGGTTTGATGAATCTGAAGTAGTAATTTCAACTTATCAAAGCTTAATCAACCTTCCAGTAGAGTTATTTAGATCTTTTGCAGTTGTTCAAGTTGATGAAGTACACAAATCTAAAGGTAATTCTATTCGAGAGATCCTCTTATGCTGTGTAAATTGGGAATATCGCCTTGGTTTGTCAGGAACAGTTAAATTAGACGAACAGTTTTCAGATTTTTTTAAGGTTCAGGAAAATGTCGGACCTCTTGTGATGGTTCTTTCTGCCAAACACCTAATTGACAATGGATATTCACCAAATATTAAGATTAAAATTGTCAAACTAAAATACGATGAGTCTGATCCAATGATTCAAAAATACTGGCACCTTAAAGAGACTGGAAAGGAAATGTATAACAATCCCAAGGACTTTGGCCGAGACATGTTAGCCATTGAAAAGGGAATTATTTTTGATAGCAAAGAGAGACTAGATTTTATTAATGATCTAGTTAAAAAATTCGGTAAAAACTCACTCATTCTCTTTTCAGATGTCAAGAACGGTTATGGAAAGATGATTCAATCAAAATTATTGGAATGGAACCCAAATACCTTCTATATAGATGGCGAAGTTGACTCAAAAGAGCGTGATAAATTTAAAGATATATTAGAATCGCAGGATGATGTGATTCTAGTTGCTTCATTTGGTACTTTTGCTACTGGAATTGACTCTAAGAACCTACACCATATTATCTTAGCAGAATCAATTAAAGCTGAAGTCACTCTACGACAAGCAATAGGTCGAGGAATGCGAAAACTAGCCGAAAAGACAAAAGTTTTAGTCTGGGACCTAGTTGATCAGCTTGATGGTTATTCAATTCGCCATGCTAAGATAAGAAAAGAGATTTATCGAGAACAAAAATTTGAAATGTCAGAAAATACAGTAGATATAACAAAAAAGCGACCCGAATGAGTCGCTTTTATATTTAGGATGCACAGATATTACCAATGCCATCTTCCATTAGAAAATTCTTCGATTGACGTTTCTTCAATATTAATTTCTCCACCAATCGCTTCACCAAACAACGTCTCTATTAGAAGTTTAATAAAATCGTCAGTAAATACCGTTTTTAATTTAAAGTAAGCAGTATCTCCTACTATATTAACTCCATCACTTTTAGTGAATGTTAATTTATCTTGTTTAAACTGATCAAATTTACGAGTCAACATTCCTTCACTCCTAGATTGACTTTCAGTACCGGTATATTCTGGAGATAGTTCTACCTTAATTCGATATGCTCTAGGTATCAGGTAAACCATTGTATCTCTATGTCGATGTTGAAGTGCGGCCTCACCCTGTTCATTTACCCTTTTCCATTTATTAAATGATAATGCACGATCCATAGATTATGAAATTATTTTCAGTTATTTATTTAATTTTTCTGAATTTTCGATCTTTTCAAAGACTTCTTCAAGCTTTATAATAATTGGGTGACGTACAATATCCTCTTTTGATAATTGTGCTACTCCAATCTCCTCTATATCTACGAAATGTTCAATTAAGATTTCAAGAGCACTTTTTTGTCCCTTATTTACAGATTTTTGCTTAATATCTCCTAAAAATATCATCTTAGAGTCGGTTCCAATTCGAGTTAATAATGTATGTAAGTGATCTTTTGCTATTTGTTGAGCTTCATCAATTAAGATGATTGCATTGTCTAGAGTAACACCTAATGCAAACTTAATAGGTAAAATTTCAATATTTCCGCTAGCTTTCAATGCATCCGTTGCCTGCTTACCAATTACCTTTTGAAAGTTTGAGATAAATGGATACATGTACATCTCCATCTTCTCCTCCATTGTCCCTTTTAGATACCCTATCTCCTCATCCTTTGGTACATTAACAGATTTTATTAAGATGATCTTCTTGTATGTTCCAGGATCATCCTTTATGTACTTCAGTGCTCTTGCACAAGATAGATAAGTCTTACCTGTTCCTGGAGGTCCAGTTATAATTGAAATATCATGGTTTTCCATTGCAGTTAAGGCATCCTTTTGGGCCTTCGACTTGCATTTTATCTCTATCTTATTCGTAAATGCCTTTGCTGCAAGTAGAGCTTCACGCTCTTTTTGCCAATTATCAACATCCTCTAATTCATCTTTAGTTAATTTTCTCTTTTGTGCCATAGATTAATATATTTTAGCTGCAATCACAATCCCTAACAGGATTTTTATATAATGAATTTGAAAATTAAGGAATGCTTTCACTGCTTTAAATTGTTTTTCTGAGAATTCAGTGGATTTTAGTGTAGCTTCGCTTAATTTTTGCAAACTCAATTTTATCTTTGAATTAAGATGAGTATCGTAAATAATTAAAAATTCTGATAGTAATTCATTAAAGTCAATTCCAGTCACCGCATCACAATTCAAAAGTTTTGAAAATTTTCTGCCAGTCTTAATTGCTTTAGTTTTTAAAATGAGATCTTCACTGGATAGAGAAGTGTCCAGTATTTTACAGAGAGCATCTACTTTTTTTATATTGATCGCTTCTTCAGCTATCCATTCGACATCTCCCCTATATAGTGAGATTGAGATGTCTGATCCTTCTTCAATATAGTAGAAGTTAAGGCTTTGTATTTTTCCAGTGTCCCCAAACTCCTTCACTAATATTGGTGAAACTCCAAGTTTTATAAAGTCTTCACCTCTTTCAACCATCAATATGTCATATTCTCCAAAAGGAAATTCTGCCATAAATGGAAGAACTGTTATTAGTTCTGAAGTTCGGTCTACTGTTCCATCGTAATCGCGGTCATCCATACCAAACTTCTTTTTGTTATTTATTTCAGTGTGGTCAAACTAGTATTTAATGTTGATTAGATATTTAGTATTATAGTCATGTCTGAAACTAGATCGTCTCAGCCAAGTATAAAATTATATGGAAGATAAAGCAAAAAATATTAAAAAACTTGATCTTAAGCAAAATGCGATAAAGATCCTAATTAACTCAATTTACGGTGCATTCGGAAATAAGTGGTTCTATTTCTATAACCCAGATATTGCACAGTCTATTACTCTACAGGGACAAGATCTGATCAAGTTTTCGATTAAAGCAGTAAATCATTATTTTTTAGAAAAGTGGCATCTTGATACTGAACTACATAAATTGCTTGGAATTGATCAATACACAATCAATAAAATTGAAGATGAAGCCGCTATCTATACTGATACTGACTCAATCTATGTGCAGTTTGACTCTGCTCTTGATTCAATAATCGGTGCTGATTTTTCTAAAGATGAAGCATTAAATATCTGTATTAGTATTGATCGTTACCGTCTATCAAGTTATTTTGATATGTGTTTTGAGAAATATGGAAGAGTATTCAATACAAAAAACCGACTTAAATTTAAGCTTGAAAATCTTTCTGAAACTGGTATTTGGCTTAAAAAGAAAAACTATGCTATTCGTGTAGCATATGAGCCAAATCCAAATTACGAATTAGAACCGCAAGAAAAGAGATACTTAATAATAAAAGGTTTAGAGCCAGTTAAGGGTTCATATCCTATCTGGGCTAGAAATAAACTTACTGAGCTTACCTCTTTTATTATGGATCGTGGTAAGAGACTTGATCTAGAAAAAGATATTATTCCACGATTAACTGCTCTTAAAAATGAAGCTCTTTCCCTTCATCCAGATGAGCTTACATTTAACTTTAGAATTAGAGTTTATAATAAGTATGTTGCAAATGAAACTAGACTTGAACTTAAAAAGGGAATCTCAATATTTCCTAGAGCAGCTGCGATCTATAATCATACACTAATTACCACTGGCCTTGTTGAAAAATACCCAAAGCTTAGAGAAGGTGATAAAATAAAATTTTATTATTGTAATCCTACTGCTAATGAAGGAGGTCACGACGTATTTGCATATTCTCCTGGAACTTATCCAGATGAAATAGCTTTACTAATGGATATTGATGCTCAGTTTTTTTCACTAATCATTGAACCAGTAAATCGTTTGCTTACTGCAATGAAGATTAGTTCACTTGATTCAAACTTAAAAAGAGCAGTTGAACTGGTCACAGTAAAAAGTAAGAAAATACTTACTGATGCTCAGATCTTTCCACTGTACGTAGTCGATCAGGAGACCCTACAATATGTAGAAGTTCCAGAAAAATTCTGGAAAGTAATAGGAAATGCAGATGCTGATATACCAGAAGAAGACTTCCAAGAATATTTAGGAGTTATTACAAAATATGGTTTAAATACAACTATCGTGCCTAAACCAGAACTCGATAAATACTTGAAAAGAATGACAAAAAAGAAGGAGAAAGCTAATCCTGCTCTTGTATTAGAGGAAGAAGACAATGATTAATTTGGTGGCCGGATATAACATACACCAGTTCATAAAGGATGTCTTAAAGAAGAGATTTCCAGAAGATCGATTTAAGCAGGAAGTATACGAATCTGGTGATAAGATAAATTTTGCTTGTCCATATTGTGGAGATTCTAAATCAGACTCTAGAAAAAAGAGAGGTAACTTATATCCAGATAGAGGATTCTATAAGTGTTATAATGATGGTTGTGGAGTAAAATCTGACCTTCCTAAGTTTATCTCTAAGTTTGCACTTAAATATTCACTAGGCGTACCTGAAGTTAAGACTGAGGTCAACTGGTCTCCGCAAACTTCTAAAAAGAAGAGAGGCTCTTTAATTGAACTCCTAATTAATAAAAATGCAAGCGATCATCTCTTAAAAATAGAAGAGGTAGTTCGTCGATTTTCATTAACTCCATGCAGTGAAATTGATCCAGATACTGAACTTGGGCTATTCATAATAAATCGTGCACTTGACACTCTTCCTGCATTTCAAAGGTGCAGTTACTTTGATTCAAGAGAAGATAAAGTATATCTTTTTAATTTAGATCAGCGAACTGGAAAGATTCTAGGATTTGCAATACGTCGAATAGGTGAAGATATTGCTGGGCCAAAATACTTGATTAAAAACTATTCAGAATTAAAAAAGAATGGGCTTGTTCGAAATGTTGAAGATGATATTATAACTGATATTGATTCAATTAACAATTATTTTAATGTATTGAATGTTGATTTCTCAAAACCTATCTTAGTAACTGAAGGGCAAATTGATGCAATGTTTCTAAACAATTCAATTGCAACTACTGGTATTTCTAAAAGTAAACTTCTATTAGAGAACCTACTAAGTAAATCAAATACCTTAATCCTATTTGATAGTGACCTTGCTGGTAAAACTCAATCTATTGATCTAATTAAAAAAGGTTATCGAGTATTCTTATGGAATAAAGTAATGGCAGATCTTCGAAAACAGTATAATGAAGATTATAGAAGTGTTCGACTCATCAAAGACGTTAACGATCTATTCCTATTCATGATAAAACATGATAAATCTCTTACTTTTGATTCATTCAATAAATTTGTTCTACAATACTTTTCTGAATCTCCATTAGATTTACTATATGTGTAAATAAATAATAAAAAATCGCAATTCATGAAAAGAGTCATGTCTTTTAGAGAATATAAATTAAATGAGATGGAGGAAATGGAAACTCCATTTGAATTAGACGAATCATTATTAGATGAACTAGTTGAGCTCGTTGGTTCTGAAGAAGATGTTGAAGAAGCAGCAGAAGATGCTTATTCTGATCTTGCAGATGCAGCAGATAGTGGAGAACTTGAAATGTCTGAAGAGGATATGCCAGAAAAATTAGTAATCGCCGCACTATTAGTTAAATTAGTAGAAAAAGGAAAGCTTGGTCCAGATGATGCTGATGGACTAATCGAAAAATACTTAGGATAACTTTCTAATTTCCATATTATAAGTTTAGACCTCACTCTTTACACAAGGGTGAGGTCTTTTTTTGAAATAAATAATTAATATGAAACAAGAAAGAAACATACATGATTTTCTAAAGCCACAACGCGGTAAAGTAAAACAGGGATACTTTAATCCGATGAATCCTGAAAAATATTCTGGTGACATAACCAAGATAATTTATCGATCTAGTTGGGAACTTAAGTTTTTAACCTATTGTGATAATACTGATGCGGTTGTTGAATACGCATCAGAACCCATGCCAATAAAATACTGGAACCCTATTCTTAAAAAAGAATCTACAT